CTGGAAACGAACGTCACAAAGGCAACCGCAAATTTCATCGCGAAAACTGCGGCGACAGGGTCTTTCCCGCTGCCGGCAGGGACCACGGCACAGCGGGACGGGAGTCCAGCTACGGGAGCTGTACGCTTTAACTCCTCCCTTACCCAATTCGAAGGTTATACAGGAAGTGCTTGGGGGAGCCTTGGAGGGAGTACGCCTTCCGGCGCAGTACTTGCCTTTGCCATGACCACCGCCCCCTCGGGGTGGCTGGAGTGTAATGGAGCTGCCGTATCTCGGACAACGTACGCAGCCTTGTTCGCCGCGATTGGTACAGTTTTTGGCGTCGGGGATGGCTCAACAACATTTAACCTTCCACAACTTCAAGCGGAGTTTATCCGAGGCTGGGACAATGGCCGCGGGGTTGATACTGCTCGTGTGTTTGGCTCCAGTCAAGCGGATGCTTTCAAGTCCCACACCCATGATTATGGTGGTAGCGCAACGGTAGTTGGTGGGGCAGGGGTGAATGCAATCGAGCGCACAGGTAACGGGATTGTTACCGACGCAACAGGAGGTACGGAAACCCGCCCGCGAAACGTTGCGCTAATGTATTGTATTAAAACTTAAGAGGCTCCCAATGCCACTCTCCCCAGACCGTCCTCGCTGGTCAGACGAAAAGCTAACCGAATTCCACGAAGAGTTTCTGCATCATGCCGAGAAGGAGCAGGAATTCCAACAAGTACTTCTGGAGGCGTTCCCTCAGGGGGACTTACCTGCACATCGCCAGTACCACGAAAAGCTGATCGAAGCCGCGGAGGAACAAAAGCGGTTTTACTCGGAACTCCGAATTGGCCTGGCAAAGAACACGGTCTGGGCCGCAACGATGGTGCTGGTAGGACTGCTGCTGCTTGGGGGGATTACGAAGTTGAAACAAATTCTTGGGATTACTCCGTAAGGGGGAGGGGGAAGGTTATGGGTTTGCGAGAAGACTTGTACCCGCTGCTGGCGAGGACAGAAGTCCAAGCATGGTTGGCACTGATCCGCTGGTGTGAAGGGACGGATGGGCCGGAAGGGTATCGGACGCTGTTCGGCGGGGAGGTTGTGGAAGGCTTTGAGGACCATCCCCGGCGGCTGGTGATGAAGAGCTTCGGCGGAAAGGGAAAGCCGATTACGTCCAGTGCCGCCGGAGCATATCAATTCCTCCGAGGGACTTGGGACGAATGCGTGAAGGCCCTGGGCTCCCCGAACTTCACTCCGCTGGAGCAAGACTTGGCGGCAGTGTTTTTGACATACCGACGCCGGGGGCTGCAAGCGGTGCTGGATTCGGACTGGCAAGCCGCGCTCAAAGCCTGTAATCGTGAATGGGCGAGTCTGCCGGGAAGCCCTTATGGGCAGCCGACGAAGTCCCTGAAGCAATGTATTGATTTCCTCCGAGGGTATTCTGGAAACCTCACCCTTCCGAGCGTTGAGGAAGCTCCCCCAACCCCGATTGACCAACTCGTTCCCAAGGAGGCTCCCATGCCTATCCCCGCACTCGCTGCCGCCGCCCTCAACATCCTTCTTCCGGTGCTGACCACGAAGGTGAAAGAAGTAGTGACCAAATCCACTGACACAACCACGGCGAATGCTGTGTCGGAGCAGATTGTTCGTGCCGCGCAAACGTTGTCTGGGCAAGATGACCCGATCGAGGCCGCGATGACTGTGCGGCAAGAAGCTCCGCTGCAAGTCCAGCTCAACGCGAGTCTGGAAGAAACGATCCCACTGCTGGAACGGCTGATCGAGGCCGGGGAGAAGAGCACTGCCGCGGCCCGGGACTTCAACGTCGAGACAGCAAAAGCCGTTCCGTTCTGGATGCTGCCTGCGTTTTGGGTGACCGCGGTGCTGATCCCGCTGGCGTATATCGTGGTGGATAAGGTATTGTCAGATGACTACCCCCCTGAGATCAAGGGGGCGGTTATCATGGCAGTGGTTGTCGCTACGCTGTCTGATGTCCGGCAGTTCTGGCTGGGATCGTCGCACAGTTCCCAGGCAAAGGATCTTCTCAAGCGCTGAGTTTGGCAGTTAGGGCTCCTGTGGAAACCGGGAGCCCGACGCCAGCTTGCAAATGCTTCACCCCGTCCTTGGTGGTGAGGGTTAGGTAGCCTGCCCGTAGGCACCCTGCCAAAATGTCTTCGAAGTCCCGGATGGATGGGAAATGCGAATGGACATAGCGGTAGGCTTCATGAAACGGGACACTCTTTCGAGCATGGACATACGCGATTAGGCGCTCAGTATAGAGCGCGGAATCGCTCTTGCCGATCTTTGAGAATACGAACTGCATGTCGGGTTCAAGGTCGGTGATCATTTGATCCGCAATGGCGAGGTGATCGGCGGTGATGGTGAGGACATCGGAGGACGCCGCTGCGAGGATCATAGCTAGTTTGTGGATGTGTGTCTGTTTGCGGGCGATATAACCGCCAAAGCGCTCATCGTCGAGATTCACCGATCGGGTGGTGTAATGGCGTTTGTACCATGCCGTGCCCCACTCTATGGCCTCCGTGGTGAGCTTGTACTCCCCCGCGAAAGTTGAAATGTGGGTAAGGTCGTCAATTAACCGCTCCGCGCGTTTTGTGAGGTCGGCGGGGACGGCCAGTCCTGGATACGCGACATATTTCGCCTTCTCGTCAGCATACACAAACACACACCGGGAAGTGAAGCCCCCGCCGATCATGTACTCGGGGAAATTTCCTGCGATCCATGACGGGGTTGTGCAGGCGATTAAGTTGATCCATGGGTTTTCAACTGCATCACTCCCGGAATGCTTGGTGCTTTTCTGGAATGTACCGGGCTTGCCGTCCCAGAGGGAAACGAGCAAATCCACCATGGCTTTGTCTTGCGGGTCGAGAAGGTTGCCGAACTCGGAGGATTCGAGTGTGAGGGCTGACATTGGGAAAACATCGCCGTTGATTTCGAAGCCTTCCGTGGATTCCGCGAATGCCGAAACGAGCGCTGGCCACGTCACCACATCCGGTCCGAACTTCACCCCCGGCACCTTGCGAAGGAGGTTGATTGCGACTGCGGAGGTGGTGGACTTCGCGACGATGCCAGGAGGGGCTACGAGAACGATGTAGAAGTTAGGATACCATTTGAAATATGCCTGATCAATCCAGACTTTACGACGAAGTGCGCCTGCGACTGCGGAGACCCCGGCCCAGAAATACATGTGGCGCGGAGCTTCCCCGAATGAAGCGTACTCCATAAAGGCGGATAGCCAGTCAGAGTGATGCCGCATTTTGTTATTCCTTGCAGTCGCCCCAAGAGATAGGGGAGGTTTTGATACCGACGGGGATTGTCAAAGGGTCGCCGGGGTAAGGGAGTTCGATTTCGGCCTTGGCGATGATTTGCCGTTTCATCCAGTCTCCGAGGTGGGTGGGGTACTGCCCGGCGAGAGAGTCGTGGACTTGAAGGAGGATGTCGACTTCCGGGAGGTCACGGTCGATGATCACATAAGCCCGATTGATTAGGCACGCCACCGTCGACTGAGGAATCCAAGCCGCTGCTTGGTTGAACACAGTTCCTTCAATTCGGTCGAAGAAATACTGACGATAGCCGAAGACATTTTGAACCATTCGACGCTTGAGGACCTGGACTTTGAGACCATCCTGCCATTTCAAGATCTTAGGGAAACGACCAAAATACCACTTTTGAGTTTTTTCGGATTCGTGAACCGAAAGCCCAAGACGTTCCGCGAGTCCCTTAGCCGTGCCCAGGTAATTCGTACCATGCGCGAAGGACTTGAAGGTCTGGCGACGCGGGTCCTTTTTTGTAATGGACGGGTCATGGTAGAACTCCTTGGCGATTTCCGTATAGGGATCCAGACCCTCACGGAGCATGGCTTTCATCTCGCCTTCATCGGACTCCCACACGACGATTCGCAGGTCCGCGGAGGACAAGTCGATGTCGAAAAAGGTCATGCCGGGGTCGGGGATGAAGAGCTTGCGGACGTTGGGAAGATCGAGGCCGGAGGATTCTTCCCCGCCGGACGGGATGTTCTGGAAATTCAAGCCGGACCCGAACGCGTTCTTCGAGCTGGAAAAGCGGTAGGTTTCTGTCCCGCCGATGTTGAAGGAACACCGCATACGGCCGTCGATGTCGAGGGGGGCTGAGATGAACGTGGAAAAGAAAACGTTCAGGGAGCGGTACTCGCTGATCTTGTCGACGAGGGGCTTGACGAGGGGTTCGCGTTCGGCCAGGCGCTGGATGGCTTCGTCGTTGCAGGACGCGGTGTGGGTCTTGCGATTGATGATGGGCTTGAGCTTGAGATCGCCGTAGAACAGTGTCTGCATTTGCTTAGGCGACTTCGGGTTGAAGGGGTGGCCGAGCACGTCGATGAACCACTGTTCGCGGATTGCAATCTCGTCCTGGAGTTCGAGGGCGAAGGCTTGACGGGAGGAAGTATCAACCCGAATGCCCTTGTTCATCGTGCGGAGGACTGGCCAGAAGAGGGCTTGCTGGAAGTCATGGACAGGCCGGAGGTTCATCGCGTCGATGGCGGCTTGTTGGGCGGTGTCGACTTCAAGGGTGATAACCGCGTCTTTGCAGTTGTATTCCCAGAGCTGGTCTTCGCCGGTCTTCGCGTCCCATTCCTTGCCCTCGTCTTTCCAGTAGGTGTAGTGCTTGCAGTACATGGACGCGAGGAAGTCCAGGCCCTTGGGGAGGTTGGAGAAGAGCACGTGCTGGGTTAACATCGTGTCGCGGTGGAGGTTGGGAAGGAAGTGCAGCCACCGCCAGAAGTATTGCGCGTCGTAGAGGAAGTTCTGGCCGATGACCCGGCAGTTGGGATGGGTGAGGATTTGGTAGAGGGCGAAGCAGATCGCGGCTTCTTGTTCCGGGGGCCAGTAGCCTTCGGGACGTTCGACACACATCAGGGGGATGCAGAGGGCTTCGGTATTCGACCACGCCAAGCCGATGCAGGCGGTGTGCCCTGCGCGAGTTTCGATGTCAACACCAAGGCGGCCGGGGCGGGCCTCGATTTGGAGCTTGAGTTGATGGAGGACTTGGATTACTGTGTCGTAATCCGGGCGGGTTATGAAAGAATAATCCGGGCGGATTATCTCCCGGAACTTCGATTCGTCCGCAGCCCGGCGCATGTCATGCACGACGATCTGACGCAGCGACCATTGCCGCATCACAGCGGCGGGATGGTAAGTAGGGATGACTTTCGGGGCGTAGTCGAGGGCAAGCGGGAGGTCACATTCCATGACACTTCCACGCCAAGATCCAATCCCCCACTTCCCGGTCAATGCCCACAGCCCGACGTTGCCAAAAGTGATGATGACGTGCGGCCTGCACATTTCGATTTCACGCTTGAGGAGGTCAAGGCCTTGGACGATTTCCTCGGTCACGAACTTGTCACGGATCATAACGTGCTGACCTGTGATGTCGGATTTCCGCATGGCGATGAAGTTACCAATGTCATTGGCGTGAGGACGGACACGGCAGACGTTTGTGACGAAGCAGTTTGACCGCATGATCCCGGCTTCCTGCAGCATCTTGGAAAGCTCCTGCCCGGAGTAGCCGACGAAAGGTTCCCCGCGATTGACTTCCTGTTCGCCGGGGGCTTCCCCGATTAACATCACCCGCGCTGGGCACGGGCCGGTTGGGCGAATCTGCATGTCAGGCTCCTTCGAAGAGATCGACTTCGGACTGCTTGATGACGTCGATCCGCTTTAGGCAGAGGGCGTAGTATTCAGGGTTTTGTTCGATCGCCGTGGCGGAACACTGGAAGGCATGCGCGGCCGGAAGGATCGTGCCGGTGCCGGCAAAACAGTCGAGAACGGAGTCGCCGGGACGGACGCTACGCTGGAGGAGGTTGGTGTAGACAGCAACGGGCTTCTGCGCGCCGTGGGTCATGTTCTCGTCTGCCCGCGCGGTGATGACGTCCGGGTAGATGTGGGTGACGGGCTTGTTGCCTTTGATGGCGTAGAGCAGCCACTCGGACTGCCGACGGGGGCCACGATCAGGGAGAGGTACACGCCCGGAGCCGTCCTTGACGATGGTGAAAGGGGTGCGGAAGACGTACCAACCAGCCGCCCGCATCGCGTCGCGGAGTTCGTGGAAGCGGTCGATATCGCAGAAAACATACGCGTGAGCTTGGGGCTTAGCGGCGCGGAAGGAAAGTTCAGCCCATGCCGTGATAAGCTTCTGCCAAGATTCGTACGAGTCGTCGTAGTGGTGCTCGATGGAAGCAAGGCGCCCAGCCCCGTCGCCAAAATCCTGCGCATTGATTCCGTAAGGGGGATCGGTAAGGATGACGTCGAATTGCCCGGCGTTGGCGGGGTCTGCCATCCAGTCGAGACAGTTAGCTTGAAGGACTCGGTGCGCACCAGATGAAAAGACTTTTCCAACTGACTCAGCGAGTTCGACGTTACGCTGACGGGCTTCTTCTTTTCGGAGGAGCTTGAAGGCTTCATCTGCGGACTTTGCCTTTGCGACCAGAGGGTTGGAGAGGTGCTTGGAAACGAGGATTTCCTTGCGGACGGAGTCTTGAAAGTAGCCGTCGGAACGGCCGGTGAGTTCCTTGGCGGTGTCGGCAACGGTATGCGGGGCAGGGAGGGTTTCGGGATTCTGGTGGGTAGCGCGGATTGCGTCGGATTGAGCTTGACGGAGTTCGTGGAGACGCCCGACCGCAGCCGCATGCTCCTGCCACGTCAGGTCTTTTCGCTTGAGGTTTTCGTCGAGTTCCGCTTCTTCGTATTCGAGAAGGGACAGGTCGCCGAGGGAGGTGTAGGGGACTTCGCCAGTGTCAGGGTAGTAGATATCACCGTCGCAGATAAAGTGCCCGCCGAGGTCGAAGATTTCCTGAATCGCGCGGAGTCGACGCTCGCCTGCGACGAGGAAGGTTTGTCCCGCTTCATCCGTGCGAAGAACAATCGGATGCATCAGCCCCCGTTCCTCAATGGAGGTGATCAGTTCCTGCATGGCCTCCGGGTCGAATTCTTGGCGTTGGCGGTTTTCCGCAATCTGAATGTCGTTGATGGGGATTGTGCGCATAAGGAAATTCTCATAAAAACGCCCGAGGAAGGGAAAGCTTGCTCAGGCAGGAATTGGTCACGGGCATAAGCCTTTCGTGAAAGGAACTGATTGTAAGCGCCCCGATTTAAGGCTCGGGGCCACACCTAACACAAAACCCAGCTAAGGAGAGGTAGGGAAATTAGCTGAATTTTGCGATACTCTTAACTTCCGCGAACACATCTTCTTCATGCACACGATGCTTGATGCTGACCTTCGCCAAACGGCCGAGGATCATCGTGAAGGAGAACGGCTGGCCAGGTTCGTTCAAGCTGAGAGCTTCGCGCAGGCGACCGAGGCCGATGTTACGGCCCTTGCCCATGTCGATGCTGCCGGAGTCGGTGAGGTCGAGCATGATACCTTGCTTGCAGGTGATCTTCTCGCGGCCGAAGAGTTCGCGCAGACCGGCATCGTCAATGCTCCAGACGATATCGAGTGCGAGGCCGGACTTGGAGGGATCATCTTTGGCTTGCCACTGACGGACTTTCACATCTTCCGCAACGGCAGTGTATTCGCCAACCGGCACCGGGACGATCTTGGTGTCGTTCGAACCTTCGATGGGCATGTCGAGGAATTGATCGGGAGAGAACATGGTAAGGCTCCTTGAATCGAGTTTGAGTTTGGGCTTGTGCGGCTGTGTAAGCCCCCGATGGCAGCCAGCCGCCAACCGCTATACGGGGGAAATTCTAGTGTTACGCTGTTTGGGAAAGCTGTCAATCCTTTTCCTGTAAGACTGAGAGCCGGCCCCCACGAGACTGCCATTTGGCGATGATGGACTTGAAGGAAGGGAGGTTCTTGGCAGAGATCGGGAGGTTGCGGGTTTTGAGGTCTGCCGTGGGGTCTTCGGTGTCCCAGAAAAACTCCTTCCCGACGCGCTTGCAGAGAATGACATCGGAGAACATCGCCGGGAGCTTCGGGGCGAGGGCCTTGCCAAGAGCGGAAGCCATGAGCTTGAGCCCGCCGCCGTTGGGGTCAGTTTCGCGCTCGACGTGAGAGATCAAGATAACGTGGCACCGGCATTCGGTGGTGATCTTGCGGAGGATGCCCTCGACGATGTTCTGGGCAAGGCCCCAGTCCTTTTGATCCCGGTCGAACTTCCCGCCGATGCAGGTTTTCATCGCGGAGTCACACAGACCGGTCAGGCCGTCGATGACGATAGCTTTGTCCGGGCCCCAAGAGTTCACCGCGCCGTGCTTAACCCCATCGTCGTCAGTCACGTCGTTGAAGTTTCGGAGGAACTCTTCGAGCTGGTTGTACTTGGACTTGTTCGGGTCGATTTGTTTCTTCAAGCTTTCATAGGAGAGCTGGTTGACGTACTTGACAGAATCTGCCATCTCGAGGAAGGAGGCGGAAGGGGCCCGGACAGAGCAGATGTGAAGGGAGTCGGGGATGGGCTTGCCGGCATCGGCGAAGTAGCCTTGGAGGGATTCTACGCCTTGTTCGTAAGCGAAGTAGATGACCTCGATTCCGGCTTCAAGCAGGGAGCCGATGGAGAAGGTTTTGCCGGTGCCGGACGGCCCCATGAGCATGACCTTGACGCCGGGAAGGGCGGGGGAAGTGGCATTCATGAAAGTTCCTTACTCAAAAAAGTGGCTGAAAACAGCGGCGAGGGCAAAAAGAAGCACCCAGATGAAGAGTCCGGTGAGGATAAGATCAAGCATTGGAAAGCTCCTTTTCGTAGTGGTTGAGGTGGAGGAAGAGTTCGCGTTCGAGGACAGGAAGGGGGAGAGCTTCGAGAGCCCTAGCCCACCACATGACTGGAAGCCAAGTCCGAGTGTTTTTGTGATTGACGAGGAAAGAGCCTGGAACTCGCCCCCAATCTTGTGCTCCAACAGGGGAATGCTTTTCGCAAGGCACGCCTTCGAACGTCCAGACCTCGGAGTCCTGCCCGCCCACCACCACCCGCCCCCAGACTTCCCCGCAGGTCGTGCAGTAGTACGCGATGCTGGACAGCGGCGCCGGAGCGAGAAGTTCGCGGGAGGCGAGAAGGCGATTGCGAAGGAAGTAGGTGGCGGTGGGCATGGTTAGCCGGGCTTGGCAGGAGACGGAGACGAAATGTTGAACTGCTGGATCTTGAGAGCGTCTTGCAACGGCCGGAGCGCGACGACCTCCTGCTTGTACGTCAGCACCCCCTGCTTACGGAGGGACTTGAGCTGACCAATCAGGCCTTGCAAACGCCACGCGGCTTTCTTCGGAGGCATTGCCATGTTAAGCTCCTTGAGTTTCGGAGGAAGTGTCATGTCCCCACGAGGCTTCCCATTCCTGCACGGTCAGTTCGCGGCGAGCGAGGGGGTCCCAGACACGTTTGGCGAAGTACATCGGCAGCCACGAATCCGGGTCCGGGGATTTGCAGATTTGAGTGAGTGAGCACCCGCCGTATTCCGCGCAGGCGTGGTCGAGGGCGTAGTCCCAATAACCTTCTTCCCACATACGCTGCATGCGCTGGAGGTCGCGGACAGTTTGATCGAGCCAGCGATCGATTTCAAACTGCGCCCGGTTGGTGACAACCTGCATGGTGTCGTACTTTGTTTTGAGGATGGACACCCCCCGGACGATCGTGCCTTCGGTCTGTACGCCGATTTGCTGACACGCCCAGCCATATCCGGTGAATTGCGCCCGCATTTCCCATTGCCGCGCACATGACGCGCCGAGACTGGATGTCGTTTTTTCATCGACGATGTAGGTTCCGCCTGCGAAGTGTGCCACCATGTCAGAGCGGCCTG